CTCTAATGAACATAAAAAAGTTATTTTGTCAAAAGGAAGTGAAATTAGTGCAAGAAATTTAGTTAATGGATTATTCTTGCTATCAGTTGTTAATATCCGTTAATCTAGTGGACACTCAGAACCTATAATTTCAAGCTTACTACCAGAAGGTTTTCGTTTAAATATTTTAATACCACCTTTTTTATTTCTAACTTTAATACCCCCACCTGTGTGTACGGTAACAAATTCGCAAACGTATTTAACCTCCTTAACCTTTTTAACTGGAGCCTCACTTTTAGGTGTTACAGTAATATCCAGCTCAATTTTAGCGAACCTATACCCCTTAGTTTCTTTTCTAGCAGAATCCCTATCTGATGAAGACATAGTTCTAGTGTAAGCATTTGGGCCTGAATTAGGTAATGGATTAGTGGTTATTTTCGCTTCCACTTTTTTACTAACAATATCACCTATAGATTTAATCCTTAAATCAGCTAATTTAACATTTCCTGTTGAATCGTCATTAGTTATATATTCTCTAACTGGTTCTTTGTCAGTAGATGAAGTTATTTTAACAGAATTTATAGTTACATTAGGGTTAGAAGTCAAATCATCAATCATAGACTGAAGTTTACTTTTTGTTTCAGAATTTAACTCATAATCTCCAGTTATAAAAAAATTATCATCAGTAAACTCCCAAACAATGGTAGAATCTACCTTAACGATAGGTTTTACGTTATCTACAGTTATTTCTTTCATTGAGATTAACCCTCTACCTTGATTTAGTTGTCCTTCAACACCAGCTGCTGTAGTCACATCTGAGTAAGAAGTAACGTGTTTACCTTTTTCTAAAGCCTTAATTAATTTTTCATTATTATTAATAATTTTATTTTCAACATCCTTAAGACCCTTACTTTCATAATAATCAACAACTTTACTCCTTACTGAGTCGTTATTTAAAACTTTTGTTAATTGCTCTAAAGCATTATTATCTTTTTCTAGTTGTATAAGCTCAGCTTTGTTTTGCCCCGACAAATTTAAATTAAGTAATAAAGCTGCCCCAATTAAGACTTCTTTAAATCCCTCATCTAGCTGTTGCTTTTTATCTAACTCAATAGTCTTTAATAGTAGTTTATATTGTGATTCAGTAATGATTATGTTTTTCATATTAAAAAGTTAAATATATAATAAATAGTTTAAATAACTAAAAAAAACCCTAGAAAATAAATCTAGGGTTTTAGTATTACTATGTTATTTGATATTAAATGTTATCAAAGGAAGCTCCTTCTTTAGTTACATTAAACTCAACTCTAATAACTTCCAATGCATTAGTAGGTTGGATAAAAATCTTACCAACTAATTCTTTTCTGTCAGAGTTTTCGTCTAAAACAACCTTAAATTGAGTTATACCTCTTTCTCTTCTAATGTTTTCTAAAATTGGATTAACCAATGCTAAGAACTCATTTCTAACAATACTATCATTAGGTTGGAACAATAGATTAAACGACACCGCAGTTATTAGTTTTCTAGTCTGAAGTAATAATCTTCTAACGTTAACACTATCTAACGCACTATCAGCAACCTGCATGGTCTTATTACCCCATATATTGGTTCCTACTGAAGTACTAGTCATAATCGGATTAATACGTCCAGCGTACAACACCTCTCTCATGTCTTGAGTCAATTTAACCCTAGCTCTAATACCATCAATCTTACCTCTTGCAGTTCCAGCTACAGCATACCAAGGATATGCTACACTATCAGTTAAAGCGATATTTCTTAATACATCTCTAGTAGGAGGTAAGAAAATATACTGATTATTCTCAGTATCATTAACTTGAATCCAAGGCCAGTATGTTGCTGTGTAATTAGAATCATATCCGTCAATCTTACTAACTGCATCATCCACTGACAAAGCAACACCACCCGAATCAGTATCTGGAGTTGTAACTATGTAAATAGAATCACATCTTTCAGTCTCAACCATTTCTATAGCCTCTTCAGTTAAGTCAGTGTGTGACTCTACATCAATACCAGGAGTAGCAAACACGTTTATGTCAACAGCTTCTGGGTTAGAAAAAGTTCTAATACCTTCGAAGTATGCGTAGTAATCAGAATTACTCCCGTTTTCACCAGTACTAGTAGTTTTAGCTTTAAAATTATTCAAAGCTAAAGCTCCTTTAGTTCCATTAACCGTATACGTATCAGTATTTGTTCTCTGGTCTCTGTAGATATCCCATCCATCAAAACCACCCGAAGGTACAAATGTAAATTTACGAGAATCTATTTTTTCATAATCAGTTCCAGTTAATCCTAAATCATTTTTAAATTCAGCATTACCAGTTGAGAATGAATAGGCTATACTACCTATATTAACTGAAGTTGCACCAGAATCCATATGGAAACCTTTAGTTGTACCAGTCCAATCTGCATCCGCACTATCTAATCCTTTGTAGTCGAAAAAATCTTGGTCAATACCAGAAGTGTTAGACAACCCTAGATATACTTTTCTTTTCTTATCCGCAGGCTTATATTTTGTTCTATAAACTAACTCTGGAGTTTTAACCGTTGGATTACCACCTGCTTGGTAATCTCTAACTGGCGTTCCCAAGAAACCTGCTGGAAATGCATCAGTAGTGTCAGCATCTTCATCAAACTCAACTAAAACATAAGTAGAGTTAGACGGGTAAACACCATCTAGTGTACCTATTCGTCTACCAATATAATTATTAGAAGCTGGGTCCATAGAACATCTAGTAAATGACTCGATAATGTTAGGATTGGCGTCTGTGTCTGAGAACGAACGAATGATTACATCAAACTGCTTATCATCAGGTTTAATATTTTGGATTGAAATTTTAAATTCTTTATTGGCGTAATTACCATCAGAAATTGTCCATAATCTAAATAATTTAAGAACTTCATTACCTCTAACTTCCGAAACCAAGTACGGTGTAACCGCTGACTGATATTCTTCTTTATAGTTTTTAAATGATGTTCCGTATTCTACTAAATCTAATTTAAGTCCCTTTACTTTACCTTCAGTTATTAAATCGTCAAGTAAATCTTGGTAAACTTCTTCAGCGAAGATACCAGCTTTACTATCTTTTTCTCTAACACCAATTACTTTAGTTATATAATTTTTCTTAGCCGTATCAAAAGATATGTCATACGATACCGCACCTTGAACAAATGATGTTCCAGACAATGAAAAGTTAGAATATGGATTAGTAGATGCCCCACTAACGCTTGTATCAAAATCAATATTATTTGTACCACCACTAAACTCGAAGATTATTTCTTCAACTCCATTATACTGCCCTCTTGAACGTAATAAAGACACTAACATGTTTTCAGCATCAGAATAAGACGTACCTGAGAAATGTACGGTTGACCCAGAAGCAGTACCATTAAATGTAGTTCCAGTAGTCGCAGAAACAACACCCAAACTAAAAGTAGCTCCACTAAATGAAGAACCAGTTTTTTCAAAAACAGGTCCACCAGAAATAGTTGCGCCAACTCCTGAACTAATTAATCCCGATAACTCAGTATTTAACAACCCAGCGTCAAATAAGCTTTGAATTAATGGGTCTCCGCTAGTAAGTGAAACTATAGAGTTGGTGGTTGTATCTGCGGTATATGACATAAATGTACCACCACTAAATGTAGCTCCGTTTCCAGAATTACCACTAGTAGATACATCTAAAGCCGCATCTATCGTGATACCCCATGCTTGACCTGCGTTATATCCAGAGAAACCTAGTACTCTAGTTACATATAATTGATTTGATTGTGATAAATACGATTTAGCGATATAAGGTGCTTCATACTTAGGAAGACCTGTACCTTTAAACTTTTCTGGATTTTGACCTCCAAAGAAAGCCTTAAATTCGTTATAATCACTAACAAATATTGGTTGAAACGCAGGTCCTTTAATAGTTTCTCCTACAATTCCAGCTGTCGTAACTCCAACATTACTGGTTACGAAACTTAAATCTTTTTCTGTTGTGTAAACCCCTGGGCTTACAAATACCTTATTAGATGCCATGTATTAAATGTTATTTAAAAAATATAATTTGCTTTTTTT